CATGGCCGCTGGGATCAAGACTGTGGATCTGACACAGTGCATCTTGTGATTACCGGTGGTGAGCCATTACTGGGCTACCAACGCAGGTATCCTGAACTGCTAGAGATGTGCCGTGCTCAAGGACTCCGCGATCTCACTTTTGAGACCAATGGCAGCCAATGGCTGTATCCTGAAGTCAAAGACTACTTGTTTGATGAATTTACCCGAGTAGGCAGAGACTATGACCGACTAACTTTTAGTGTCAGTCCTAAATTGCCTTGCTCAGGCGAATCGTGGGAGTCGGCCATTAACCCTACCATCGTTAAAAGTTATGAGATGATTGGCTACACCTATCTCAAGTTCGTGGTTGCCACAAGAAAAGATGTCGAGGATGCCGAGCGTGCTGTGGAAGAATATCGCCATGCTGGCTTTGGTGGTCCGGTGTACTTGATGCCCGTGGGCGGTGTACCACAAGTATACAATCTCAACACACAAGAAGTGGCCCGACTGGCGATGCAGCGTGGCTGGCGTTATAGCCCTAGACTGCAGGTGGATATCTGGCGTAATGCCTGGGGGACATGATATTTTTGATTGTTTATTCTTAAATGGTGATAGTTATTCTGCACCATTTCCTGGTAGAATTACCTACGGAGAATTTTTAAGCAAGGAATTAAATATTCCTTTGATTAACAAGGCCATACCAGGATCAAACAATGATCGTATCATACGTTCTTCGGTCGAATCTATCACTGATTTGCTTAAAACAGGAAAAACTCCTCTGGTAGTCATAGGGTTAAGTTTCATACGCAGACTTGAAGTATGGTATTATGGCAATAATACAAAACTTTTATCTAAGATACCGGATCGTGCAGACGAGCATTCGAGTCTGAAATTGATCACCTTAGATCATCTGATGGATACCAATGAAATTACAACAGGACAAAAAGAGTTGTTCATTGAAACCACTGATACTTTGCATAAAAGATTAATTGATTTTTATATGGATCTTTTTTTATTTTGCAACTGGTTGGAAAAGATGAATCTTCAATATTTTATATTCAGTCCGGCTAGTAATACTGAATGTACCACTTTTGGCCTCAACATATCAGGGTTAAAATTTATAGATTGGTGCAAGGATAATCAACGAATTTGGAAATTAATCGATTTTTGCTTCTTAGATTGGGCAAAAGATCATGACTCAGAGGCGGATGTCACCGGTCATCTTTCTACTAATGGACACAGAAAATTTACCGATATTCTTATAGAAAATCTTAATTCACTCTTCAGAGGACCTAATGGGATTATTTGATCGATTTAAAAAGAAGCCACAAAAAACAGAAGCACCTCGCGAAACCAAAGCGAAAAAATCCGCAAAGGATGTTGCCACGGAAAAGGGCGAACCTTATGTAGCGATCCTAAGCATGGACATTGATCAAGAAAATTTACACGAAGGTTCATTTGAACTGGACTGGAATACTATGTTTGTAACCCGATTGATCAAGGCCGGATATATGATCAAGAAAGATGACACTGATGCAGAAATCGTGGATCGTTGGTTCCAGAATGTTTGCCGTCATGTGGTCATGGAGACCTGGGAACAAGAACAGGCCATGAACCCCACAGTGCGGTATACACAGAGCAGGGATATCGGTGGCGGCCGGAGAGAGGTCAGTTGATGAAAATTGGAATTTTTGGTGATAGTTTTGCAGATAAACGTGCAAAAGAAAACACTATATGGTGGTCAATATTAGCTAACAAATATGATCACGACGTGACCTCTTTTGGGGAATCGGCTAGCAGTTTAGTATTCAGTGCTAAAAAAGTCATGGCAAGATCAAATCAATTTGATTTAGTAATTTGGATTACCACTGCGGTTGGAAGACTGAGTTTAGAATACGACAATGATTCAACACATCATTTCTCTATTGGTCGAACCGACTTCGCATATCAGGATATACAAAATAAGTATGAAATTTGGAAAAAATATTGGCAACATGTTATGGTGTGGGAAGATGAGAAACTAATGGGTCGCGCTCTGGTAGAGATGGTTCAAAACCGGTGTAACAATCTGTTGATATTACCAGGATTCCCGGACCCCATGGACTCAACATTCAATCTTTTCCGAGTGTTTCAGCGTGAGGTAGAAATGTTGTACGACGGTGTATTTTCAGATGCCTTTTATGAAGATTATGCAGATTCCCGTGTGGGACATCTATCAAACCAGTCACACGAGATATTGGCTGGATTGTTGTCGCATAATCTTTGTCCTGGTACTTTCACTGCTGATATAGATCTATTTCCGAGATATCTTAATCCTGACTTTGTTATAAAAAACAAATGATATTCAATCACATCCGTAGGCTCAAAGACGAAGGCAAAAAGGTCGGCATCACGTTCTCCACCTTTGACCTTTTCCATGCTGGACACATAGCCATGCTGGCCGAAGCCAAGAATCACTGCGATTATTTGATCGCTGGTTTGCAAACTGACCCCACTCTGGATAGACCTGATACCAAGAATCGGCCGGTACAGAGCATAGTGGAAAGACAGATACAGTTGGCTGCTTGCCGATATGTAGACGAAATCGTGGTCTACTCTACCGAGCAAGACTTGCGAGATCTCCTGCTGATCCTTCCAGTGGATGTTCGGGTGCTGGGCATTGAGTATCAGGGTACCAATTTTTCAGGTCAAGCTGAGTGTGAAAAACGCGACATCGATCTCATCTTCAATGCCCGAGACCACAGTTTCAGTTCCAGTGGGCTGCGCCAGCGCATAGCCTCAGCCGAAGAAACCAAGGCCAAGATAGCCAAGTCTAGACCTCACGGCAGCGACGACAGTCCGATCTTGAGTCCGCGCTGACCACATGATACTGGGGATACGAAAAAGGAACTACGATTACGATATCAGCCGGCATACCAAACAGTGGCCTTCGTATGCAGAATTTCTAGACCTTGAATCATGGCAGGACATTGAGGACTCTGGAGTGAGAGATATATTGATACAGCGTTCTGAGTTTGATCCAGTGTATCATCCCAGTCTGCTAAAGTCAATGAAACAACCTTGGACGGGCATGGATTTAGTTAGAGAAAATCACAGCCAGAGTTGGCAAGATTGGTTTGTTCTCACTGCCCTAGACGGCAAAACCCAAGGACACTGGTTGGAGTTAGGTGCCAGCGATCCAGTCTACATGAACAACACATATCTATTGGAATCGCAGTTCGGGTGGTCGGGCATCAGCATTGACAAGAGAGATGGCTTGATTGACGAATGGAATGATACTAGGATCACAGATCTGCAACTGATTGATGCGTTGACCGCAAACTGGGTGGCAGTGCTTAGGAACAGTCCTGAACGAATCGATTATCTGCAGGCCGATCTAGCCGATTGGACCACCCTTGATACTTTGGAAAAACTTCCCCATGATCGTCATCGTTTTTCAGTGATTACTTTTGAGCATGACATTTTCCAAGCAGATCCGGCCATAGCGAGGAATTCAAGGGCGTTGTTGGATAGCCTTGGATATCATCTATTGATCGCAAATGTAGCCGTAAAAAACTATGCTACCAACACATGGGAAGCGTTTGAAGATTGGTGGATAGATCCCAGCGTGGTTGATCCGGATACTTTAAAATTATTACAAGATAGATCCACAGCAATCAAACTTCCCCACGAAATCTTTTTGCAATTATGATATTATATGTCAATGGCGACAGCCATACAGCAGCGGCCGAGGCGGTAAACCAGCATGCCTTTGCCGAAGACGACCCTGCACTGAATTATCTACACAGATTACCTCATCCTGCTAACCTAGCCGTGAGTTGGGGCAAAAGAGTTTCCGATGCGCTGAAGTGCATCTTTAAATGCGATGCGGAATCCGCGGCCAGCAATGCCAGGATCTTACGAACCACACGACATTGGATTACGCAACATCCTCGAGATCTTGCCCGTGCGTTCATGATCATACAGTGGAGTACCTGGGAACGAGAAGAGTGGTTGATTGACGGAGATTACTATCAAGTGGGTTCTAGTGGTATGGATGATGTGCCACAACAGGCACAAGAAAAATATCGTAACTTTGTCATTGATACTAATTGGAAACAGAAAACACAACAAGCCCATTCAGATATTTGGCAGTTCCATCAAGAACTCACGGACCTTGGCATCCCGCATGTGTTTTTCAATGGTAATAACCACTTTGCTGAAATCGCCTCGGATAAGAGGCATGACTGGGGTGCCAGTTTTATCGGACCCTATGACGCCCAAATGACCTGGGATCAGTGGCTACGCCGCAACGGCCACGACACCGTTTCGCCCAATTCTTGGCATTTTGGTGAAGCCGCACACGGTGCTTGGAGCCGTTTCATGCTACAATACATTGTCAACAACAAACTTATATGATGCATGAAATACCTACTAATCGATACTGCTAATACCTTTTTCCGCGCTAGACATGTGGCCTTCCGTGCTACGGATCTGGGAGAAAAAGTGGGCTATGCTCTACACATCACGCTGAGTGCTGTGAACAAGGTGGCCCGTAAATTCAATGCCGATCATGTGGTATTTGCCCTGGAAGGGCGATCTTGGCGAAAAGACTTCTATGAACCCTACAAGAAAAATCGCGCTGTGGCCCGGGCAGCCCTGACTGAGAGCGAGCAAGAAGAAGATCGTGTGTTTTGGGAAACTTATGATGAGTTTACTAAATACTTGGCTGAACAGACCAACTGCTCAGTGATCCGGCATCCGGCCGCAGAAGCGGACGATATCATAGCCCGTTGGATCGCATTACACCCCCAAGATCAGCACACCATAGTTTCCAGCGACACTGACTTCGTGCAACTGCTTTCAGACACCGTAGATCAATACAATGGAATCACTGATGAACTGATCACTGTTCGAGGCATCTTTGATGCCAAAGGCAAGGAAGTGATTGATAAAAAAACCAAACTGCCAAAAACTGTTCCCGATCCTGAGTGGTTGCTGTTTGAAAAATGCATGCGAGGCGATGCATCAGACAATGTGTTCTCGGCCTATCCTGGTGTGCGCACCAAAGGCACAAAGAACAAAGTAGGTCTACAGGAAGCCTTTGCCGATCGCAACACCCGCGGCTATGCTTGGAACAATCTCATGCTACAACGGTGGACCGATCACAACGGAGAAGAACATCGCGTATTGGATGATTATAACCGCAATCGCAACCTGATCGATCTCCGCGCACAACCCGATGATGTCAAGGCCTATGTGGATGCTGCCATCTGCGAACAGATCAGCCATAAAGACATCGGACAGGTGGGAGTGAGATTCATGAGGTTCTGTGGTCGTCATGAACTGACCCGTGTCAGCGACCAAGCCGAGCAGTACAGCCGTTGGCTGAATCAAACATATCAAGGAGCATTAGATGATCGTAGCTAAACCTGTGGTACCCGACCAGTATTGGATCTTGCGAGACGGAGATGTCAAGATTGGCAACATACAGGCCGAGCCTGGTGGCTTCGCTGTGAAGATCCATGACCATGTTGAACGATACAAAAACATTCCTACTATCAAAAAGAAGGTAGCCATTGACTTTGAAAAGTCTCCACGCTCACAGACCACAAAAGATCCTGGCAACGAGATCTATGGCTATCCTACTACACATCAACCTTACAATGCCATCTATGATGTCAAGCATCAAGTCCCGCTGTGGACTCGAGAGAGTCGTAGTAAGTCATGGTTGGCTGCAGGCTGGTATCGGGTGCGTCAAGGTCGCGCCTGGACTGTGGTGGAGTGCCCTAAACTGATCATGCTAGAACGATATCAATACCAAGGCCCATTCCGCACCCAAACCGAAGCTGCTCAGCCGTGAGTCAGCACATCAATCGTTTCATAGATCGATTGAGACAAGCCGAGAATCGCCAACAACGAGATATCGTGCTTTCCATCTCAGATGCTCGAGATTTACATGCTGATATCACCAGATTGCTGCTCGCTATAGAGCAAACACGCCAAGAACCTCAGGCAAAATCTCAAGAAGTGCAGGAAATCCAGGTATCTGGGGGTACCTTCTAAAAACTACCTACTTTATGAGATAAATAAAAGTAGGAGTTTATTGATGTCAAGACCTAAACCTCAGGTGTTAGTTGAAACTACCGACCGTGCCACTTACAAGACCGAGCAGGTGCTAGCGGCCGAAGGCATCTACGCGGTGTTCTTTGATGGGCGCCCCATCAACTTCAAGACAGCCAATCTCTTGGTACAGTATCCTGGCCCCAAGTACAAAAAGGTCTCGTTCTCCAATCCTGGTCATGCCATCAACTTGGCCAAGAAACTCAACACTCAATTCAAAACCGACAAGTTCTCAGTGGTGTTGCTCAAGCAAGGGGATACCATATTCCCTAATGCCAAATCGAAAACTTGATATAGTCCAGCGTCTGCTGGTGGATATTCCCGATACCTTGCGTGAACCTGAAGACAGAGCCATGATCACTTGGTGGGCCAACATCCGTCGAGACGGTGGGCTTAGGTTGACCACGCATGGTTACCAGATTATGCATGATGTGCTCAAATTAGAATCATGGATCTTAGACCTGTCAGACAGCAACGACACCCGATCCTCTCGCAGTCGCATCACAAAAAAAATTATCCTGGATCTTGATCGCAAGTTAGAGTGGCCTTACTATCTAGATTTCAATGCCAGAAAGAAACGCCGCAGGATCGTTTTCTTTGGTAGCCGTGAAGCCATGATGGCCGCCATGTACGGCGATCTAGAACGCTGGTTGGCCAGCCTGGATTGACCTAAACAATCTTTGTGTTGTTTTTACGCAACACCCCCAAAAACAAGCAGGTTAGTGCCCACTAACCCCACGGTTGACCAGAAATGCCTATTTCGGTTATAATGTGTGTATGGACAGTAAAAAAGCACCCCGTAAAAAGCGAACAGATCGCACCCACATCGTTTACAAGATCGTGTCGGGCACAGACTTCTACATTGGTGTCACTGCCAAGACTGAGTCAACTGTGCTCAAGAGTGTGCGTGTTCGTATGAACAAGCATCTATATCGTAGCCGAAGCGAAGACAAGTCGTGGGCCTTGTACGAAGCCCTGCGTGATCGTGGCCCTGGTGCTTTCGCTTACAGCATCGTGGCAGTGGTTCGTGGTAAAAGTGAAGCACACTCAGTAGAGCGTGCCTTGATCCGCGAACTGCGTCCTAACCTGAATACTGATACTCGTGAAAGGAAAGCATGATGGGATATTTTTCTAACCTATCCATTGAAATTGAAGAAGCACTATACCAAGGTGCCACCGTGGAGCAAATCGCTGAACGGTTCAACTTGTCGGTGCCGGCCGTGATGGCCTACATCGAGCAGTTGGAAGAAGTGGATCACGAGCCCTACGCCTGGGACTGAATTTTGTTCAATCCCTTGACTCAAAACATCGTGTGGCAACTACACATGAAAGATCTCCGCAGAGATATGACGGCCTGGACAGATGATCGCCTGCGAGATTTTGAGTCAGGGTTTCAGGGCCAAGAGCATCATATCTCTCGGGCTTATCTTGTGGAAGTGGAACGGGAATGGCAACGCCGTGGCGTCAAATCGGATTTGACCAAAAATTCCACATCATGCTACAATGCTCTATCATGACCAAAATCAAAAAACAGATCCGAACACGCAACTGGGTGGCCAAACACAACTTCAACCGCCCGGTGCGTCATCGCGATGCCACGCAATATCAACGACAGCCCAAGCACAGGGCCAAGGAGCAAGTGAATGAGCATTGAAATCCCGGGCTTGAGTGCCCGCCAGATAGATCTAGCCAACCGCATCTGGAGCATGGAGAGCACGGAAGAAGTGCTGGCATTCTTTGACACTCTGCCACAGCGTGCCCGGATCGATGCCTATGTGGTGTACAGCATGATCCTGTGGGCCTGGCAGGACGAGGAGCCCGTGGGTGACTGTGTGGAGGCTCGCGAAGTGATCGATTACATCCGGAGCCTGTGATGCTGCGATATCAAACCATATCCGAGGCCAACAAAACCCAGGATCGACTGCGTCTCAATCGCTATGGCCACAATTACTGGCGAGAAGAAACACACAATCGTGAGGCTGATGTGTTGGCCATGTTCACCCTGGAACCCGAAGCCCTAAAGGACAGTGAGCACAACTTTGCCCTGATCATGGACACAGCCCGGCACTGCCAGCAAGACCTTGTGGTTTTCAAACCCGAACAGGTACAGATAGCCGGCACTGGTGATGGTAGCCGAGTGGCGGCTGATCAATTGTTTCCCGCTTCGTGGTTGCGTGAATACGAGCAGTGGATCGATACCACATATCCCATAGGTTATCGCGTGGACTCCAGCGACCAAGGTTCCTGCTCAGAGTTCTACACCTATCGATTGGCCATGTGCCTGCGAAAGCATCAAGGCGTGTATGATGTGGCTTCGGGACGACGGCTGACCAATCGCAGAGAGATCATTGAACGCATGTGGCGTCTGGGATTCGCCGCACAGCGTGGGCGTCCCTTGAGCGTGGCCAGGACCAAGTGGACCGGCAACAGAGAAGAACTCCAGGAGATCGCGGACTTGGCTGATCGGCACTGGAACCGCCGCAACACATCCGAGGCCGCCAAGAAACTGGTGTCGGTATGGCGTAGCATCAATCGCTACGCGGCCTGGCCGGGATCGTGGTAAAGACTTGAGCGATCTCCAGGACCTCTTTCCCTATGAATGTACCACGCGATATCCCTATGACCAAGTGGTACCATGGTTGGAGGCCACGATCGGTGAGTTTGATAGAGAGTGGTATCGCTACGGATCAGATATAGCCGCAGGCGTCACAGGATGGGATCCTTACGACTTCTACAGATTCCGCGATGCCGAGGCCGCGGTGCTGTTTAAGTTGAGGTGGTCATGAGCAACTCAAACACCCAGTGCCGAGGTTGTGATCTACCGCGTGAGTTCCACCGGGATCAAGGCCAATGGTGGAATCTCTCTAACTATCATGGCATCACCGGCTACTTCTGCCCTGCTTGCTATGATAAAGTCTCACACGACAGTCTTGGCCGTCCCCAGCAGCCCCAGGAACATCTTCTGATGCTCATGAGGCTGGCATGAGCAAGCGAGATTGGTGCTATATTCCTGTCAGTGTGCCTTATCGCAGCACCGGCCAGTGGCTTGATCTGCGTTGCTGGGTACTGGACAATGTCGACGAGCGTGATTGGGACTTTGGTGGTGCTGATCCTAAAAATCAAGAGAATAGGATCTACTATTTCGCCCGCGAGCGAGACGCTGTGTCATTTGCCCTGAGGTGGTCATGAGCACCTTTTTCGAACATGTGGTGGAGCAGTATCCCCCAGAACTCAAAAAGAAAAAATATGAATACTGGCGTCAGATTGCCCAGGCCAACGCAGACTTCCGCGAGAGCCGCCCACCCTGTGGGGTCAACGGCATCAAGGACTTCAGTGATGAACTGCGGGCATTCGAACAGTGGATGAGGGAACAGTGGGGCTTGGATGTGGCCATGGGACAGGATGGCCCCAGCCCTTACTATACCGTGATGGACGAACAAAAATATCTCTTGTTTGAGTTGAAGTATTCAGGGGCATCATGATCGAGATCCTGACCCGTGAGCAGTTCGCAGACTATTTTGAACAACAGCGTCCAGGCCTGGGCGATGTGGACAGCCCGCTGTGGGAGCCCGAGCATTTCGAGCCCGATGCGTCACCCAGTGACTGGTTCGTCTACACACAGGGTCCAGCACAGGCATGGTCGTGGGACAAAAACCAATATTGGTCATGGTGTAGACAGCATTGTCAAGGTAGTGTATTATGTTACAGTGCCAGTGACGAAGGCGAGTGGTGGGGATTCGAACGGCGTGAGGATATCTTGATATGGGTGATGCGATGGGTGGGGTGATCACGATCACTGAACATCAGTGGGCGTGCCTACATCAGCGGCTGATGCAGGACTATGAGCATGAACCCAGCGTGGTCTTGATACGGGCCAAGATGCGGCGGGTGTTGGGGTTCACTCCACGCCGGCACACCCAATATCGTGACACCAGGGTCATGGCCGGAGAGTTTGGCACGCCCGAATATCACGCCCAGCGTGTGTGTATCTGCCTGGACTTTTTCGACCCAGCCCTGCAGGCCTGGTTCCTGTTGCGATACGGAGAGTATGTGAATGGATAAAGAAACACAAGAGTTTTGTCACAAATATGATGCTCATGTAGGACCCAGCACTCGCATGCATCGCAGGGTGCGTCGCACCACAGTGCAGATGTGGAGCGAGAGCGATCCTGAAATATTCCATACCTTGCCCGCGGAGGATGTAGACTGCGTGGAGATACACATGCCGGCAGATCGATTCCGTGCTCTCATGGAACATGATCATTGGTTGGAGCGAGAACAGCGGCGTGGCGATGGATTCATCGGCAACGGAGCCGTGCGTATTGTTCGTGAATATGAGCGTGAGTGCCGCATCCGCCACCAGCATCCGGGAGTACAGGCAGCATGGGAGCAGTATCAGATCATGCTGAGATTGGTGGATCCGGGTGGATGATCTTGATCAGCGGATGCCGTGGGAAGGCCGGACCAGTCATCATTACAGCGAAATAGAGCCGTGGTTGCGTGAGAATGTGGGCGAGTTCGATCAGGAATGGTACAGATACGGTACAGACATAGCACTGGGCATCGTGGCCGGTGTGCCGTTGTATGATTACTACAGATTCCGTGACGAGAAGCATGCGGTGCTGTTCCAACTGAAGTGGTCATGATCGATTACTACTATGAATTTCCCCAAGGCACTGATGTGCTGGGTGATACTGTCCGCTATGGTTTCATGCGAGGTTATCACCCCGACGACGACAGTGAAGCCAGACAGATTTTGCATGGTCAGTGCTATGTTGCATCCTCTCGGGTGTGGTTGGAAAATGCCAATGGTGCTGTGTTGGTGCGGCGTGACCGGCGAGATGTACACGAACCGATCAATCCTAGAGAACTGACCTGGATCAAACTACAAGCACGAGAGATTGAACTGTAAAAAAACCGCCTGAGGGCGGTTTTTTGTTGATCTCGCCTTGCGATCAATGCCTGATCTGGCTCCATACACGCTGGCGTATCTGTTGCGTGAGCGTGTCAGGCAAAGGCACATAGTCTAGTTCGCGTGCCAAGCCCTGACCATTCCGGAAGGCCCAGTCAAAGAACTTGATCACTTCCTGGCTGGACTTTTTGTCACTGGGATCTTTGTACATGATGATGAAACTGGCAGACGAGATGGGCCATGCGTTGGGATTCCGTTGATCCACGATTGAAAGTCCCATGCCTGGCACGGAGAACCAATCAGCACCATCGGCAGCAGCCGCGAATGTGAGATCATCGGGTGCCACATATTTTCCGCTGCGGTTCTGCAGCAACATGTAGTTCATCCCATTCTTCTTCACATAGGCATATTCCACATAACCAATGGCACCTGGCACTCGCGTGACATTGGCGGCCACACCTTCATTGCCTTTGCCACCCACCGAACTAGCAGCCGGCCACTTCACGGCAGCACCCCGGCCCACACGCGAAGCCCACTCGGCACTCACAGCGGCCAAGTAGTCCGTGAAGTTGAATGTGGTACCCGAACCATCCGCACGATGCACCACCGTGATGTTTTGATCGGGCAGTTTCTTTCCA